CATACTGCAGTCATACGACTGTGCGTTCACCGAGAAGACGACCGGCGACCCGACCGCCTGCTCGGTCTGGGCGATGTTCACGCACAAGGGCGCACGCAATGCGATGCTGATTGATGCATGGGACGAACACTTGAGCTATCCAGACCTGCGAGCACGAGCCGTGAAAGACTGGACGACTGAATACGGCGGGATGACGAAGGACTCGCCATACTCCCGAGCGAAGCGCCCTGACCGTATCTTGGTGGAAGCGAAGGCGAGTGGGCAATCATTGTTGCAGGACTTGCGCTTGGCGAAAGTGCCAGCAGTGGGCTATAATCCAGGTCAGGCTGACAAGGTATCACGGGCGCACCAAGCCGCGCCGACCCTTGAGCTGGGGTTGCTGTGGGTACCGGAGTCAAAGAAGAACCTCGGTCAACCAGTGAGCTGGGCGGCGTCTTTCCTCAAACAACTGGGCAAGTTCCCAGTAGCGGAGCATGATGATTATGTTGACACGTTTACGCAAGCTATCATTTATCTCAAGAATGATGGATGGTTTGAGTTACCTCAAGCAAAAGATATCGACGAGCCTCGCATCTCTAACAAACCGAGGATAAACCCATATGCAGCCTAAGAAACCAATCTGGGACAAAGCCCGCCCCAAGAGCCTCGGCGAGAGCAAGACGCTGTCACCGGCGGCTAAGTCATCCGCCAAGGCGGCAGCAAAGAGCGCCGGACGCCCTTACCCCAACCTCGTCGACAACATGAGAGCGGCGAGGAAGAAATGACCGACCGCGTTGACAAGGACAGCCTGCCGCTGAATCAACCACGGCGCACACCGAGCCATCCTACTAAGTCACACATCGTGAAGACGAAGGTAGACGGCAAGGAGAAGATCATTCGCTTCGGTGAGCAGGGTGCGAGCACAGCAGGCAAGCCCAAGGAGGGCGAGTCCGACCGCATGAAGGCTAAGCGAGCCTCGTTCAAGTCACGTCACGCAAAGAACATTGCTAAGGGTCCGAGCAGCCCAGCGTATTGGGCAAACAAGGTGAAGTGGGCAGATGGCGGGTTTGTCAAGACGAACTACTACGACGGCGGTTCAATGCGCGCACAGCCGCAGAACGCCGCGTTGGGTTCTATTGCGGAGTTCCTGAAGCAGACTTACTCGCCACGGCGCACGCAGCAGATGCAGGGGACGATGGAGTTCCTCGGTGTACCGGCGCTAGCTCGTACTGCTGAGCGCTTGAGCTACGGGCAACCGATCACGAATGTCAATAAGGCTAACGTCCCACTGCTGCCCGATGATACGGCAGAAGCTGCGATGTTGGTCGCACCGATGGCGGGACCACTCGGTCGAGTCGCTAAGAAAACCGGTGTAGCCGGAGCACGTATGGTCGGCGAGGAACTCAACCGAGCCATTCTTGACAACAGCGGACCACTGGCTAAGCTCGTGCCGCAGGCGGCTAAGCCTAAGTACATCGTACCCCCGCAAGGCAATCTGAACCTGACGCCAATGGCTCGTTCTGAGATACTCAAAGGACCGGAAGCCCAAACCCCTGAGAGTTTCTTGAACCAACTACGCGGTAAGCCAGGAATGACGCAGGAGGGTTTTGATGACCTCGTCAAACAGTACCAAGGTCTTGAGCCAAACACACGCATGACTAAGGCTGAGTTCGAGCAGCGCATACCGCCGTCGCAGTACAACAAAGTAGATCTGTTTGATCAAGCTGGGGAAACTGACGCGCACTGGCTGACGCAAGCTGAAGATATGGTCAGACAGGATCAATCTGAAATTTACGGAAATATGCTTGATCGGTTAGGGGCTAAATTCAACAACACCAACATAGATTTGTTAGAAAGATATTACAATAAAAATTTGACATTCGAAGAACTCAGTCCGGATTTGAAAAAGGCTCTGACTCGAGCTGAAGCCAATACCCCAGAAAAGATGCACGTGCTAGATGATTTGTACGCTGAAGAGCGGGACAACTCTATCACGAATACATATGAGATGCTTCGTGAGCGTATGCAAGATGAAGCTAGCGGGTATCAAGGCATTCAGCGCTTGCTAGAAAACCCAGACAGAAGCGCTGAGGGGTATTTTGAACTCGGTGTGACGCACCCGAACCAGACCGATACGTATAAACATTATGCTTCTTATCGCGGTGATGATGGTTTGATCGGTCACGTGCGCGGCACGTTCATCCCCGCTGACGCAGCGGATGAGACCCGCAAGTTGATAAACCCTATTTTGTCAAATGATGAGGTCATATTCGCTAAGCCTAACAGTATGGTGATTGAAGAGATTCAGTCCGACGCCCAGAAAGGTAAAGCGCAGAGTGGCGCGTTACGTCAAGCGCACGGTACGATGTTCAAAGCCGCCATACAGCACGCTCTTGAAGGTGGTGTTGATACGGTGTACTACCCGACCGCAAAGACGATTGGCGGCATACGGCTCAAAGAGAGTTCGGCTTACGCTCCGATTTATGATCAGCAGATCATCAAAGAGGGTCTTAAGCCCCTGCTCAAAATACCAGGAGTCAACGCGAACAAGATTGGCGATGCGTATTACGAGATCAACTTCACACCTGAAGCTAAAGACTTTATTCTCAAAGGAGAAGGTCAATCGGCTCCTGGTTATGCGGGTGGTGGTTTCGTCAAGGGTGTGTTGAAGAACATTGATGAGATGGTGCGGAAACACATGGCTAAAGAAGCCGCAGAAGAGGTTGTGAAAGCCGCCCCCAAAGAGCAGAAGATGCTGCAGGGTTTCTACCGAGGCTATGCCGGTGATTACGACGCGACTAAAGCGGGGACTGACGCCGGTATGGTGTTCGTTTCTCCTCAGCGCGGCGTGGGTGAAATCTTTGCCAACAAGCGAGCCGCTCAGACTGGCACTGACCCGCACTTAGAAATGATTCTAGCGGATCCGTTCGCGGGTTACGGGTACGGTATGAACGTGCCGCTGAACAAGCAGAACCAGAAGATCGACTTCACCCGCGCACGCCAACTCGACCCTAAAGACGTCAAGGAACGCACGCAGCTTTACGCCGAGGGCGGCTCGGTGTCTTACGACCCGTCACGCATTGAGCAAATCATGAGCAGTATCAGCGCCCCGCAGAATTATGCCGAGGGCGGTTCAGCGCGAGTACCTACCAACTTGCACCCTGATGTAGAAGAAGCGTTGAAGGCGGGTCGTATTACGCCCAATCAGGCTCGGTGGATGAGCAACCTCGCAAACACTCCAGGCAACCCTGAGATTGGCACCGCCGGTATTCGCGATGGTGTGTCTGAGAAAATGATGAACTACATGAAGGCGGTTCGCGCCGGTGAGTACACGAGACCGCATTGGATGGAGCCCATCCCCAAAGAAGTGAAGATGCCTAAGTGGTTCAGCGGTAGCGTTGACTTAGACCGAGAAGGTTTGAGGCAACTTGACAAGATTCCTGGTCTGACTAAGCAGGCTTTCAAGGCGAGCGAATACTCAAACACGTATCCCGTGGGTGCTGGCGATCTCAGCTACTACCGCGAGTTGCTACAAGGGTTAGAGAAAGACCCGACGTACCAACCCTACCTTGATGAGATCGCGAAAGTAAAACAACGTAACCCGAAATTTGCCGAGGGCGGCAGTGTGTCGGTGTACGACTCCGGTCGCGTAGATGCGATCGTTAACCAGTTTATGTGAGGTGAGTAATGGCTATTGAAAGAATGGAAGACGACCTGCCCGAAGGCGAGACGGTTCAGCTTGAGGACGTCGACAACGAGGTAGAAGACACCGAAGACGGCGGGGCAATCATTCGTGAGAAGAATGAGGAAGACCTCGCCGACAAGCTCGCCCACTTTGCCAACATCGTTGACGAGGTCGATCAAGACCTGCTCAAGACCGCCATTAGCGACCTTGTGGAAAAGATCGGCAACGACAAAGAGGCTCGTGAGAAGCGCGACAAGCAGTACGAGGAGGGCTTGCGTCGTACGGGCTTAGGTGATGATGCACCAGGAGGCGCTCAGTTCACCGGCGCAAACAAGGTCGTGCACCCGATGCTCGTAGAGGCGTGCGTGGACTTCTCTGCCCGCTTCATGAAAGAGGTCTTCCCGCCTAGTGGTCCCGTCAAGAGCAAGATCCTCGGCGAGCGGGACAAGTCTAAGATTCAGAAAGCAGAGCGTAAAGCCGAGTTCATGAACTGGCAGACGACTGAGCAGATGGTGGAGTTCCGCGGAGAGCTTGAGCAGTTGAGCACGCAGCTTCCGCTCGGCGGCGGTCAGTACATGAAGTTCATGTGGAACCCGTTGCACCGCCGCCCCTGTGCTGAGTTCATCGCTATTGATGACATCTACCTGCCGTTTGCGGCGACCAACTTCTACACCGCCGAGCGTAAGACGCACGTGCAGTACATCACGAAGTTTGAGTACCAGCGCCGCGTCAAGTCAGGCATGTACATTGATGTTGACTTGGGTATGCCGGAAGATCCCGAGTTCAGCAAGTCCACTCAGGCTAACGACAAGATTGAGGGACGCAAAGACCTGAGCTACAACGAAGACGGCTTACGCACGATCTTTGAAGTTTACACGTACCTTGACTTCGGGGATGGTCCGGAGCCTTATATTCTGAGCATTGACAAGACGACTAACCTCGGCTTGGGGTTGTACCGTAACTGGGAACCTGATGACCCGCGCCAGCTTGAGCTAGATTGGATTGTGGAGTTCCCGTTTGTGCCTTGGCGTGGTGCGTACCCCATCGGTCTCACGCACATGATTGGCGGCTTGAGCGGCGCAGCCACCGGCGCACTCCGCGCCCTGCTTGACTCGGCTCACATTCAGAACGTACCCACGCTGCT